TCATTGCATTAGTAGTTGTATTAAAATACAGTGCTCCATCCACAAGTGCATTACTATCATTATCCAAGGTAGGATCAGAACTTTTTACACCTAGATACCTATCATCAAATGAATCATAACTTGCGGCTGCTGCAGTTGCTGAAGCGGCTGAATCAGTTGCATACTTCTTTGCAGAATAAGAACTTCCTGTAACTGCTGTAGCTTCTACATGGGAACCTCCACCCAAAGCCCATTGCTTTGCAGTACCACCTGTAGCAGCAGTACCCTGTGCATACTCCTTTGCAGAATACTCAGTGGTCTGGACATTATCTACAAAATCAAAAACAGTTGTTCCATCTGTTAATGTAACCCACTCTTCAACTGTCTGGAGCTTAAGCGATATATCATTTGCATTATCAATGATATTCAGTGCAGATATTACTGCTAACTCACTACTACCTGCACCAATATATACTGGGGATTTACTCATATAACCTCTTAAATTCTTTCAACTGTTGACAAAACTACAGAACATGTTTGTGTTGAAGTTACTTTTATAATATCACCTACCAATACAGGAGTACCTGCATTATTCAATCCATGCTGCAAAACCATCTTACCGGGCATAATATCTATCGAAGTATCTGCCGGTAATGGTATTGTATCGCAAATCTTAATAACCGTTGCATCATAAAATGCAGTTAAAGTAACTGTTAATTCCCCTGCACTTGATGAAGTTGATGCCACAAAAAATCCAATTATAACTGAATCTGCTGCTGCTGGAGTAGCATCATCACTTACTGGGGCTGTGAATACAGTTGTTTCGGTAGTAGCCGGGACATTGACCGCATACCTCATATATCTCTCTGCCATATTAATCTCCTAATATCATTTGATTTTTCCTAGCAACTCTTTCCATCATTGCCTCTAATGTTTTCTCTGTACCCTGATCAATAGCATATGCATTATCTAATACCACTGAACCAGAAGCATAAGTTACTTTAGCTGTTCCAACTGTAGCCAATAAATTACTTGATGCATCACTAATTGTTCCAGACCACTTTTGATTGGTTAGAGTTTTATTAGTAAAAGAATCTACACTATCTATTGTTGGAATCGTGTAGCTTACTGTACCATCATGAACTTTTAATCTCCAAGGATCTCCACTATCATCTGATTTCAGGACAGTAATCTCTCCTTCTGAACCAGTGAACGTAGTATGTTCAGCAACAGTACCCCTTCTAAATTGTATACTTACTCCCATTATCTCCTCACTACCATTCTATTTAAGTTTATCCCACCAGTTATAGAAGCAGGGTTTAATGGTTCAACACGATGAGCATCTGCTATCAGTTGCATTTTCTTATTCATAAAATATCCACTCTTCTCAACATTCCTTAAGTCATGCTCCTTTAAATATGCTCTTTCTAATGTTCCATACGTAAGTGCATCAACCCACACTGGATCTATATCACATGTGGTTTGATAATCAGTTGATGAAATATCAAATGTATCTGTATAATTACCAATAGTTTCTGCATCGGAATCAAAAGTCAATGAAATACCTGCATCATCAACCAATGCTGTTGATGTACCAACAATCCAACCTTGCAAAGTTGTTACTATTATTCGTACTACAGTATTGTCTGCATCTGTAGTATCCGTATACTGATAAGGAACCTCATCACTCATTCTGGGTGGACGAGACGTACCTGTTAATTTTAATGTTGCTTCTTCAATAGGTATAGGCCACACAGTTATAATACCTGAAGACTTCTGGTCAATTACAAGTGCTTGCGGAACACCTGTAACAGTTGTCCAGTCTTCTACCCAATTCCATAATGGATTACCAAATATCTGGGTTACAGAATATTCACCTTCCTTTGTAGTAGCTGGGAGCCTTCCCTCTGAAGCAAGCTTCTTCATCTCAGAGGTTGTGACAACTGGTAATTCCCTACCACTAATTGACCCTCCACTTATATCCATAAGTGTAGAAGGAAGTGCCACTTGATAATTCGTAGCACTAATAACTATATTCCTGTCTTCCACAGGCAACCTGATAGTCCTCACAAGATCCAAAACTGCATCATGAATATAATTATTTAATTCAGTCTTTGTCCAACGAATATATTCTAAATCCTGAAGAACAGTCGTTACCCGTGATCTAATATCGACTAACTCAATCATGCAACTTCAACTCTTTCTAACTGTGCATTAACCTTATCCTTATCAACATTAGATGAATCAGGAGTTTTCAGTACCTGCACATTATATCTGCAAACATCATAACCAATCAATGGTGCACCTTCCTGTGCCTGATGATACTTTCTCTCAACTGCATCCATAAGTACACTAAAATGACCCGGAGGTATAGCCCTGCGAGAATTCCTAGGGAACCTTAGCACCCAATCATTCCATGTAACAGTAACTGGCCCCATCTGAGATGGATCGTCACCATATCCAATTACTACAACTCCCCAACCCTCAGGTGTTTTTAAATCCTTACCAACTTCCAGAGCCATATCCTTCTGGAAAGTACTATGCACGGACACTGTTTTTCTGCGTCCTGAATCATACATTGGATTATTAAGATCATGCCCATATTCCCCTACTGGAAGTAATCCTCCTGCTAATTCGCCACTCATATTATTGCCCTTGTTTTAATGAAAAATAAAATTCTACCAGAAGAAGGAGGATCATCTCCCCTTACCCTGACTGTTAATCGAATCGTTTTATTAGATCCGTCCGGTGGAAGAAATATGGACTCTGGTCGCTGCTGGAACGAATGTGGTTTCTGCGGCAACCCAACCCATTTTAAATATAACTCCTTTTCTTCCTTTACTCTACTCACCCTTCCTACACATATATCTGCCGCTACACCCAAGAATGGTTCAGTTAATATAACTGATATCCTTTCCGGCAAAGTTTCTGGATAAAGATAGTGATCAAAGTAAGCATTGGTAATCAGAGTATCATTGCCACCATCAAAACTCTGATGGTTAATTTCAATTATACTCGTTTCCCTTATCGCTTCTGAGACAGGGGCAGGCGGAACCCACCCCTGAAATCGTTGTGTCATTCACCTCTATTAACTAATAGTAGATGCTCCACACTCGATACGATAGAGCCAGTCTTCATTGAGGATCTGGCAAGCATACCAGCTCTTCCATCCAACTGAACCCGATTGTCCCAAAGGATCAGTAACTGCCGGTTGAGGCATTACAACCTTAGGAATCACAGCATCATAACCAGAGAGTGATACACACCCTATGCATTCTGCTGAGAAAATAACAACAGGATATACTTCAAAATTAGTACCTGATGGTTCATATTTCAAAGTAGTAGCACTACCATGTACCGCACCATACTCATCAGCATCACCTGCACCAGCCTTACCATAGTTGCTTGAATCCGCAACTCCAGTAGTAGTTGTAGTACCAAATGACTGACCGGTATGACCGGGTGAATAACTAGCACCCTGTGTCGCAGTAATATCAGTTGATACTATGGCTGTTCCATCTGGAAGCTTACCAAATGGAGCTGCTTGAGTTGTAAGTATGAATCTAACCACGCCAACACTTCCGAGTTCTCCCGGTAACATTTGCTGACCATTATTACTGTACTTCACATAAGGAATGAAGCCCGGAAGCTTCTCAATATCCTTACGTAAATCAGTATGACCTACAGCAACATATGCTTCAGGTACTGGTTCAGTATTATATTTGGGAGATGGAGTCATCTGCTTCGCAATCTTGCGAGCTTCATTATACTCCAGTGTGCGGACTGCCGTATCAAGAAGACTGGTTGATTGTCCTGATGATGCATCACCAACAGTTCCACCAATCTCTGCATCTACTGTTGCACGTGAAGTACCACCGGCATATGCTGCCTGAGTACCTGACCGAGCATGTAGAAATGTAATAAAGTCCATCAGCTCGGCAGCCTGAATTGATTGCCGTTCTGTGACTTGTTGAATAATAGGATCAGTCGCTGCTGCAACCAGAACATCACTTGTGGCAACATATGAACCATATTGGTGCAATTTTACCTTGATGATTGTCTGGAGCAACGTATCGGCTGGGGGCTTAACGCCTTCAGCCAACGGAACGAGAGGTAGTGCGAATTTTTCAAAACGCTTCCATCTAACCTCCAACCCCTCCTTCTGAGCCTTCGTTTCCTTCTGTGCAAACCGAGCCATTATCATGGATCGTTTCGCTATTGACAGGAATTTTTTTTGGATCTTAAATGCTTCCGTCTCATCGAGGGAACCATATTTCATGGTTCCGCCCATGCTACTTACACCCGTAGCACCTCTGTTAGCATTTGACCCACCTGTCGTCCAAGTTGTAGCCATAGTCTTACTCTATTATAATGTTAAAAAATTTAGTTAATGTAGAGCAAGAACGGAATTATCAGTCAGGCATTGCATTATACAACGCTTCACCTGAAAGTCCCTGTGTAGGATCTGTAGTTGTGGCCTGAGGTTGTGAAGACCCCATTAACTGTGAGGCTTGCTGCCTTCTCTGATCTTGTCGATCATTCCCAGTATATGGCTGATCACCCTGTGCACCTATGAATAACTGTATCACTTGTGCTTTTGCCTCATTATCACCTTGAGTCATACCCAGCCTACGCATTGAATCTTCATTCACCCATTCTATAAAGGCTTTATCATCTTCAATTGCAGGCCATATTCCGAACCCAAGTTTGCCATCAAAATACGATTGTTGCGATATTGCATCATACTTCTGATTCAATGAACTTATCGGTTCCTCGTATTTATGTTCTACATACCTATTGATCCTGTCTTCTACATCATCTAATTGTTGTGTTTTAAACTGATTGATTTGCCGCTTTACCATTCGTTCTGCCAACTTCTCCGAAGTCTTCATAACCTCAGGGAAATCTTCCATAACTCTTTGGTCATCATCAGATAAAAAGTTTTCATCAGAATAGGGATCAGGTTTTTGAGTTTGTAAACTAATTTCTGATTCACGTTCAAGAACTGCAAGCCTTGCTCGCAAGTCCTGATTTTCCGCATCCTTTTCTTTTTGAGCACTAAAGGCACGATCTGCATGTGGCCTTAGGTCTTCGTAACTTTTTGTTACTGAATTTAACTTATCTTGTAATTCGGCAATCTCATCTTCTCTTGTCCCTTGATCAATTGCTTGAGACTCAAGCATTTCTCCTTCAGGAGGTGCTTCATCCGGCATAGGTCACTCTTCGTTATGGTTTAGTACATTTCGGATAAAATTATCAAGGTCAAGTATATTCCTGATTTCTTTAATTTCACCAATCAGTACGTTAAAGGAGGCTACTTCCTTTCCGTCATAGAGGGGCTTCTCAATGAGTCTATCCTCTTTCCGTCTAAGTCTGTCCTCAAAAAATTTAGATAGCTGGTTCCATCTGGGGTCTTCCCTCAGTGTTAGGAGGTGCTCCAGCTTCTCCCTGTCCAGCACCTTGTGCTGTCTGTTCTTCTTGTTGATTTCGAACATCCTGTTGTTGTTGCTGTTGCTGCCGTTGTTGTTGAGCTTCCTGTTGCTGTTGTTGCATCTCCTCTAATAATAATAGGGATGTTTGCTGCAACAATTCAGGTAGATTCTCAGACAACATTAAATCCCCTTCTTTTATTTTAGCCAGCCTTTCCTGTATAATTCCTTTTCTTATATCGGCTGCTACAGCTTTCTTTTCGTCTACAAGTGCTTTACCTTCATAACTCTGGTTTTCCATTTCCATCTGCTGCTGAACCTGTTCCATCGTAGATGCTTTCTCCTGCTGAGCATCCTCTGCAACTTCATTCTCAGTTTTTATTAATCCATCTATTTCTAATCCTAACCCTGCTTTCAATGGAACGGCAAGCTTTTCAAAATTAAACCTGCCCCTCATCTCAGGAACCTGACCAACAACCTGTATTAGTTGAAGCACCTGATTGATAGTAACTTCCTTTGC